ATCTGATGACCACACAAATCAGAAATTGAGTTGAATCCATTTTTTTTAATAATATTTATAATATTTGATGATAAAGTATAGATAGGAAGATTAGCCTTAGCCTTCGATGCTGTATCTTGACATGCATTTAAACCACATTCTAATAATTTTAAGTGTTTTCTATCATATGCAAATGTATATGCAGCGTCTAATATATAACCATCAAAATGAATACCATAATCTAAAGTTACGACATCTGATTTTGCAATAATTTGGTCTGATGTATTTTTTGGTGAATAATGTGCAGCTATATTATTTAAATTAATTCCAACAGGAAATGCTGATCCATATTGAATAGATTCATCTAAATTATAATCATTTACTGTTTTTTTTGTTAGATCATTAATTAAGGTTTCAATATGTAAAACAACGTCTAATAATTTTGTTTTGGGTTGACAGATTATTCTCATTTCATCTTCAATTTTATCATGAATAATAGAAGACCATGTCATGTAATCTTCTATATCATATTTGTTATTTGATTCTTTTTCTGACATATAATAAATAATGTTATTATATGTGTTTTTATATATTTTATAACTATATAAAATATATAAAATGCCTCATCCAATTATTAAATCTATTAATGGTAACACTTGGACCATTAGTATTTTAGAACATAATACATCTACCATTGAAATAAAATTACCTATTTATAATAAATATAAAATAGGTGATTTTAATATATATGAAATCCGAATAATTAGATCAGATAATGATTTTATATTAAAATATATTGTAAATAATAAATCATATTCAATAATCATTCCTTCATTAGAAACAAATATTAATATCTTATATACCAGTTGCAACCAAAATTATCAAGAAAGTGTATGGACAAAAATTAAATCGCAACACAAAGAACAACCATATCATATTAATATAGGAGGTGGAGATCAAATATATGAGATAAATGATATTCATCCCGATGGAATATTCGGATTAAAATCATTAAAAGAATGGTTAAAGTTAGCTGATAATGATAGATGTTTGGCCGAATTTACTCCAGAAATGGAAGAGGAAGTTGATAAATTTTATTTATCTAATTACAAGGATAAATTTTTTAAGAGTCCTGAACATGTTAATATTTTACCAAATATTCCTGGAATATATATGTGGGATGATCATGAAATTTTTGATGGTTATGGTTCATATCCAGATTATATACAAGATTGTCCCATTATGAGAAAAATATTTGCTTTGGCGAAAAAATATTTTTGTATGTTTCAACTTCATAAAGATATGGTTGATCCTACTATAAATTTAACATCTTATTTTAAATTAGATGACACACTTCTCATAAATATTGATACTAGATCAAATAGAACTATTCATAAAATATTACCAGATGCAATATATAGTGAAATTTTTAGAAGGATTAGTTGTACAAATGCCTCAAATATATTATTAAATGTTAGTACACCATTTATATATATAGATGCAAATATTGTACAAAAATTAGTAAAAGAATCTATTGTATTCAAGAGTTTGCCAATGTTCAAAGATAAATTTAATATATTTAGAGTACCAGAAATGATGGACGATTTTGTTGATTCATGGTCAGATTCAAATCATATTAAGGAAAGACATTATTTAATATCAAATTTGTTTGAACTGATTAATGATAAGTCCAAACAAAATTCCAAAAATAAGTGCGAAGATAAGTGCGAAGATAAGTGCGAAGATAATCCAATTAATATTTATGTAATTACTGGAGATGTGCATGTTGGTGCTTATGGTGAAATAAGTTTTGAGGACAAAGTAATTAAACAATATATAAGTAGTGCAATTGGTTCAACTGGAATGACACACTCAATGTCAAAAATTATAAAATTAAAATATGATACTGATCACACATATAATCATATACACTATAAATTATTTAAACAAACATTAGATGTTAGATTCAATTGGTTACAAATTATTTTGGGACCAAAAACAATTGATTTTATTAGACATAATAATAAACCTATAACTAATAAATCAGAAAATTCATTTTGCATTATATCATAAATGAATGGTGTTTAAAAATGTCTTGCCATACCGGACTTTTCTTAACAGTTAGATTAATATTTATTTGAATAAATCAATTATCTCATTACGGCTATCATACTGTTTTCGCATAGATACTTCTATATTATTACAACTTGATAAATCAAGACTTTTTAAATTTTCTAACCTAGCTAAATACTTTAGCCCAGTATATGTTATATATGTAAGATATAAATTAAGACTTTCTAAATTTATTAATTTAGCTAAATGTTTTATCCCAGCATCTGTTATTAGACTACAACCCATTAAAGTAAGACTTTTTAATTTTGTTAATTTAGCTAAATCATTTACCCCAGTATCTGTTATTTGTCTACAATAACCTAAACAAAGACTTTCTAAATTTCTTAATTTAGCTAGATGGTTTAGCCCAGCATCTTTTATTCGATAACAAGAAGCTAGATGAAGAATTTCTAAATTTATTAATGTAGCTAAATCATTTAGCCCAATATCTGTTATTAGTCCACAACCAGTTAAATTAAGACTTTTTAAATTTTCTAATCCAGCTAAATACTTTAGCCCAATATCTTTTATTAGATTACAATAAGATAAATTAAGACTTTTTAAATTTTCTAATCCAGCTAAATACTTTAGCCCAATATCTGTTATTTGTCTACAAGAAGCTAAATTAAGACTTTCTAAATTTCTTAATCCAGCTAAATCATTTACCCCAGTATCTGTTATTTGTCCACAATCAGCTAAATTAAGACTTTTTAAATTTATTAATTTTGCTAAATCATTTACACCAGCATCTGTTATTAGATAACAATAACTTAAATCAAGACTTTCTAAATTAATAAATTTAGCTAGATGATTTACCACAATATCTGTTATTAGATTACAATGATCTAAATTAAGACTTTTTAATTTTGTTAATTTAGCTAAATTATTTACACCAGTATCTGTTATTTGTCTACAATAAGTTAAATTAAGACTTTCTAAATTTATTAATTTAGCTAGATGGTTTAGCCCAATATCTGTTATTAGATCACAATTAGCTAAATTAAGACTTTTTAATTTTGTTAATTTAGCTAAATCATTTACCCCAGCATTTGTTATTTTTTTACAATTATATAAATCAAGACTTTCTAATTTTTCTTTGTTTATTTTTTTTAATAAATTATTAAATTGTTCATCTATAATATTTAATGTCTTTAAATTATTAAATTTTCCATCTATAATATTTAATGACTTTATTATTAATTTCTTAACTATAAATTTTTCATCAGTAAATGATAAAATCTTATCTAATTTCTTATCTGATGTAATTTCAATTGTTTCAATAGTAAATTTAATACTTTCATTATCTTTTAGATCATTCGCAACTTTACTTGACATTAAGGTTCTTCCAAAAGATTGTAAATCTGTAAAGCTAGTATATAATAAATAATCTTTAGATAATGGTATAGCTGAGTCAGGATCTTTAATTTCCGGAAACACACCGCCTATATAATCTTCCTTTAATCGTAAATATTTATTTTTGTATTTGATATATTTCTCGTAATAGTTCATATGTGTAGATTGTTATATTATTTATAGTTATATTTTATTTAATTTAAATTTATTTAATTTGTATTTGGGGTTTGTTATTATGTCTATTGTATTCACTCGTTGTTATAGCATCCGAATCTTCTGTATATGATGTTGAATTTATATTATTTGATTTCATAATAAGTTCATTTTGATTTTTTTTGTTTTCATAAAAAATAAGTACGGTTTCAATTTTTGCTAATATTGAGTCAGGAAGATTTGTTAAATTAAAAAAAATACCATTATCATTTTTTGTATATTTAAAATTATCTCCATGGATTATCTTAAATATCTTAATATAACATTTCTTATTTTTTATGTCGCCAATTCTCTTTACAAATAATTTTTTATCATTGTGTGAATATGTTTTCGTTGTTTCAATATCGTCGATTAAGTTGGTATTTATGACATCACTTGTTGTTATATTATCTGTTAATTCGGAATCAATTGAATTCATCTTAATATATAACAAAATAATATAAAAAATATATATAATTATAACTCACTAATTGAGTTATCTATATTATTATTTTTGGAATCAATATAATTTTTAGTTTTTGTTTAATATATATTATAGTAAAGTAAATGGCAAAATATAATTATATTGATCATTTAAATAGTATTGTTAATGATATAATACAAGAAGAACAGTTAGTTCCTGCCAAAAAATATTTAAATTATACTTTAAAATCAGATTCGGTTTCTGAATCTGCAGATTCGGAATCTGAATCAGCAGATTCCGCTAATACCAAATCTGATACCGATCCTGATTCCGCTAATACTGATTCTGATTCCGCTGATACTAATTCTGATTCCGCTAATACCGAATCTGATACTAATTCTGAATCTGATGATATTGATATAAATAATATACCATCCGATGATATTGTTAAAATAATGAAAATAAATTATTCATATCCAGAACAATCAGATCAACATTTTCAAAAAAAAATATACAATAAAAGAGAATTTTATTATCATAAGATTCCCCCGAGAAATGTTTTATCAGATTATCAAGATATTAAAAAATTTAGAGATATGGCATGTGGTGGTAATTTCCGTTTAAGATCTCAACAATCTCTACTTGCTAATTTTTTAAATCCAGATACACCATTTAGAGGTGTTTTAATTTATCATGGTGTAGGTACTGGAAAATGTGTACATCAAGATACTGTAATTGATGTATTTAATTATCCAACAATGAAAGATATTTGGTCAAAAATTCCAATATTGTGTATCTGGTCAGATATACATAATTCAAATCCAAATATAGTAACAACTGATGAAGAAGGAGGTGAATGGATTGATTTAAAATTAACATCATTTAATAATAAGTATAATGTTAAAGCATATAATGATCAAACCGGTATAATGGAGATTAAACCAATATCAAAACTTTACAGGGAGAAATTTACTGGATTCTTAAGACAAATCAAACTAGCGAATAATAATAAGATAATTTGTTCAGTTAATCATATGTTTTTCTCAGGTTTTAATGGATGGACAAATATTCTTGAGATTAATGATTATATAGCAATTAATTCTGATCTTAATTTTAATTATTGTGAATGTTTATTAGATTCAACTAAAATATGTTCACACTGTCGGGTCAATGATAATCTTAATATAAAATTTGAGTCAATTATTTCAATTGAGGAATTTTATTACGATGGATATATTTATGATTTAGAAATTGATACAGTTCATTCGTATGTTGCCAATAATATAATAACACATAATACATGTTCAGCAGTTGCTATTGCCGAGAATTTCAAAGATCAGGTTAAGAAATACGGAACAAAAATTCATATTTTGGTAAGTGGTCCTTTAATCAAGGAGAATTGGAGAGATGAGATTATTAAATGTACAAAAGAAACATATCTCAAGGATATTACTTTAAATGCTGGTTACATAGATGAACAAGAAAAGGCAAAACAAGTAAAACAGGCTAAAGTTTTGGCTCAACAATATTATAAAATCATGTCGTATAGATCATTCT